TATTTCAGGTCCAGGCATTAACATTTGGTTTATACCATTCATGGCAAGAGAAACTGCCATACTTATAGCCATCATTCCGCCAGTAGTAGCAGCAACGCCTGCCATTGCACTTCCCATAGTTATAGTTCCCATAGAGCCAGCCGCTACTATAGCCGCAGGCATCACAATAAATACAACTATTATAGCAATCGCTGCAAGTATTTTTCCTATTCCACTTTTTGAACCTGCCGGAATAGGAGTAATAATTATGTCTTCATTCCCTACAGAAAGAAGTAATTCCTCTTCTCCTATAAACTCTTTACCTCTCTGCATAGTAAAATCAGTACCATTTTCATGGCATTCTAGCAAGTATTCTCTAAATCCAGCTCTCTGGCAATCAATTAACTTAAAAATATCTTTTATATAGTCAACATTCATTTCCCAAGTCTCGCCAAAACGTTGACCCATCTCACCTAGTAATATTACTCTTTGCATTCTTTGTGCCTCAATATTTTATACTTATTCCTGCCCCATAAAGAGGAAGTTAGATTCTCCCTACAAGAGAGTCTATTTTCTGCATGATGTAAAAACTTATCGTTTCCTAAATATACTCCACAATGATTAGGTATGGAAGAATGAATATTAAATAAAAGTCCGTCATGTTTTTGGATGCTACCGTCCGTTACTTCTTCAAAACCATAGTGTTGAAAAAGATCATCAAAATAGTTCAAACCTTTTTCCCACCAATTATCTTCAAAATGATCTCTTTTTATATGTATACCTAAACTTTTATAATAATCTATTACCAATCTCCAACAATCTAAAACTCCAAACTCATACTCTCTTCCTAGTAAAGATATTTCTTTTCGTTCTGGTTTTAGGTGATACATTTCTGCTTCTGGCCAACTAAAAATATAAGAATCTAAGTTTAAAGTATTACACATTTTTATATCTGCTTCACTAGGATCTTCACTAAAGTCTGGATGATTGTGTACAATAGCAACTATGTCCGACTTTAAACTTGCTCTTATATAGTCAGAGCTATCCATAATAAAATCATTATCATCTTCTGAAACATTTTTGCATGGAAACCAGTAACTTTTTCCTTTTGCTACGCCTATGGCTCCGCATCCCTCTTTAGGGTACTCTTTCTGAAAATGATCAAATATTTCTGTTAAGTGATTTTGTATCATCCAAACTTTTTACTTCCGGGGAAGCCTCCAAAAGGTAAGTGTCCTTCTATTAAAACAGTACTAGGTACTTTATACTCAGGAGAACCAGTTCCTGAATCTGCAGCAGTTTGACATCTAAACCTAAGAGCGCACCCTGTCAAACTTTTAGAACACTGGTCTCCCAACTGCCAAAAAGAGTTATGGTCTGGAGTGGCATTGTGAGAGCCTCCAGTTTGAGTTTTAGATGAAACTTGCCATAACTTAACATGAGTATCTGGATCTGGGCTTATTTCTCCTCCTCGATCATGTGCTACATACTCGTTATAATCTACGTTTGTATAAACATTATAAGTAGTGCTAGAACTATAAGTATCGTAAACTCTTACTCTCCTAAAATTTGCATTTTCATCTCCCGGAGTTCCAGGCGTATCTGTACTTCTTTCTGCTTGCCAATAATCATAAACAGTTCCAGCACTTGTCAAAGCTCCGGTGCTTGAAATTTTTTCAAAGTTACTTGTATCTGCAGTAGTTTTATATATTCTATCATGTACGACTGCTCCTGAAGAATAAGTGGCCTCTACCGTATTTATATGCACAATAGGCTCATCTTTTTTATTGTAATATACTGTTTGAACATCTCCATTTTTATCTACCTTTCTTCCATACTCGCTCCAACTGCACCCTCCAACTCTCTCTGCTGCTGTTTTTTCTGGTGCTGCTCCAGTATATATCCAAGAACAGCTATTACCTGTAATAACTCTTCTTGGTGTCATAGTGCCGGCTAAATCAAACCCTGAAGCTAGTTCAAAAATAATCATTTGAGGAGTTTCATTTGCTATTCTATCTATAAAATACATTTGTATAGGGTACTCAATAGTTCTATCAGGAGAATCTCCGGCTTGACCATATGTATATTTATATAAAGTTCTTCTTCTATATACTTTTTTTCCTAATAAGTCTTTATTTGTTAAAACGGTTCCATCTTCTAGTTGTAGGAGGTCTCCGAAAGTACTCAATACATTTGCAAAACTAATTGTAGGTCTTTGAGAAGGCCCGTCTGATTGAACTTCAAACCCCTCTGCTTGTACAGGAAGAGCAGTATAAGAGTTAATTACTGAAGAGTTTTCTCTATCTCTAAATTGGACAGTAGATAAGTCTTCTTCTACTCCTGCATGAAAGTGAACATACTCATCACCTTTTAATTGAAGTTCCCATAACGTAATAATAGACGAAGCAATTTCTTGCTTTTGAGCATCGGTTACAACTTCTTCCTGTACGTCATTTAATGTACTCATGCCTCATATACTCGTCTTAATTTTGCAGTTAAAGATGTAGCTGCTGTCTGAGTATGAGATTTGCTCCACTCTTCACAAACTACTTTTATATCTTTTTCTCCAGTCCCTTCGTTTGAATCTGGAATGGTAAATGTAAATTTGCTTACACCTGCTTGAGCTATAAAAAATGCTTCTAAATCATCGGTTTCAGTGTTTGGACGATTTGAAAAAGCAAGATTATAAGTTTCTACCATATTATTTATTCCATTAATCTTTCTTTGTTCGTACCCATCCCCAAACTTTGCTCGTAGTACATTAGGTTTTGTTTGTTTAGTAAAACCTCTATCAGGAGCTACAGGAGCTGAAAAGCCTGTTATATTTCCTCCGCTATTTAATTTTAATCCAATTGCCATTATGATGCTCCAAAAGGACTTAGTATTCCACCTGGTCGTTTTTGATGCTGTAGTTCTGCTTGAACTGCTGCTGCGACTGTTTTACCTAACTCAGCCATATTTGGTCCTTTATTTTCTTCTGTAGTAGTTTCACCTGTCTCCATGTTTACATTTACAGTTACATTGTTTGTTCCACCACCGCCTCCTGACATTTGCACAGGTATGCTTTTTCCATCCGGTAAAGGAACAACTGCTTCTGTTCCATGTAACATTACAGGGTAACCAGAACTTGGTCCACTTGCTATTCCTCCGGGCTGGTAACTTCTTTTCTTTCCATCTGAAAAAACTCCGCCAGCAGCAGCCATTCCAAACATGGCAAGTAGTCCTCCGCTTCCACCACTAGATGCTTGCATAGTCGCTGCAATTTGTTGTGCAATTGCTGCGGCCATCATTACAAAACCAGCTTTTTTCTGTTCTCCGCCAGCAGCTATCATTCCTATACCAGCGACTCCCATCCCAAGAGCTGCTTTATTCATTTGAAAGCCTGCTTTTGCTTGTTCTTTTCCAGCTCCTAGCATTTCTTCCGCTGCTTTTGAAGTAGCACCAGAAGCCTGCACATTTGTCTTTGCATTTTCTTTTGCTTGTTTTTGTGCTCTACTATCTCCTACTCCGAAGTCAGGTCTATTAAAGTTAGTAGTTTCGTCTATACTAGAGGGATCTCCTGTTTTCTGTGTAAAAGTAGTAGTAGTCCCATCAGGATTGTCAACTATTGCCACTCTAGTTACTTTTGTCGACAGTTGTTGTTCCATTACCTTTTGCGTTTCTTCTAAACTTTTAAGTGTTGCATCAGCTTGCTCTAGTAAAAGTCTAGTTTGTTCATCATCTTTGGCTCTAGCAGCATTTGCTTCTTGTATTGCTACAGAGGTTGGTTTCTTTGGATCTAATTTTGCAAGATCTGCCTGTCTATTAAGATTTGCTTTTTCTGCTGGATCAGTTATAGGTTGTGTAGTGCTATCTTCAGTTAAAAGCTTATAACGCGCTCCCTCTCTTGCTGGGTCACCTGTAACTGCTGCTCTTGCATCGGCAAAACCTTGTTTTATGTCCTCTCTTACTTGAGCACCTGCTTTTCTATAAGTATCTAAAGTAAATTCTCTTTCTTTTTGTTTTTCTGTTTTTCTACCAAACAATCCCATTATAGAATCAGTCATCTGTTGAGATAGTGTTTTTGCTAAAGATTTAAGAGCTGTTTGTCCTATCTTCAGTATTGCATCTTTTATACTTTTTTCTTCTCCAGTAAGTAAATTGTATATATTAGCTTCTAAACCTTGTTCAAGTCCATTTTTTAGTGCTTGTCCTATTTGATAAACTCTTCCTTGTTGAGTTTCTAATAGTTTTAACTGTGCTTCCAACTGCTCTCTCTGAGCACGATTTAACGCTAAAACATTTATCTCTTCTTCGGTAATATTTCCTTTTCTAAGAGCTATGGCCTTTAGTGTAGTTTCCTCAGTCACAGTATTTTTCATTATCTGTTCTTTAAGAGAAGACATTTGTCCTTCTACTTGTATTTGTTTAGCTTGACGAGTAGTAGCTCCATCTAAAAGTTCAAATTCTGCAGTTCTTCTTCTTACTGCTGCTATGGACAAATCATTATACGCGTCTCTTTGCTCTTGGTACATTACCATAATTCTAGCGTTTAATTCTATTTCTTCTGCTAACTTTTTATTCTTTTCTTCGCTAAAATCTAAACTTTCTTTGAAAAACTGTCCTGCTTCTGTAAGTACAAGTTCATATATTCCTGTCTGTGCATTTTTTCGAGTCTCAAACAATGCTTTATCTGCCTGTTGTAATCCAGAAATAACACTTGCAAATTTACCGGTAGGCAAAAGACCTTTAAAAGCATTATCTACTTCTTGGGGTAGTTTTTTAAGGCTAGCTTCAAACCCTTTAATTTCACTTGTTAAACTTTTAAACCTATTTTCTGCTTTTACTAAGTTTTCAGATAGAGTCGGAAGTTTTAGTTTATCTGCAGGATTGCTTATATCTAAAGCATTAAGATCCTTTAAGGCTTTTAAATAATCTGCGGTAGCTCCTGTAGTTTTCTCAGGAAGTAATTCTAAAGCAGCTATAGTTTGCTCGATTCTTTTTTTAGTTACATCAGTTATATCGTCTAGCCCTGAAGCAAAACTTCCAAACGCCTCAGAAACTTTACCCCCGCTTAAAAAATCAAGTTGTCTAATTAGTGGAGCAAAGTATCCCATCGTTCTAAACTTTTCTGCAGACTTTTCAGCTGCTTCTATTCCAGCAGCTAACTCTTCCATTAACAGTTTTGTTTGCATTACATTAGTGGATAGATCCATCTGAGCTATGGCTGTTAAAGTAGACAGAGTGGCTGCATAATTACCCTCTAAATCACTTGCCAACTCTCTTTGCACTGCTGCAAAATTTTTAAATTCTTCATTTAAAGATCGTGTCCTATCTAATATTCGTTTAGTTTGATCTTCAAGTATCCTAAACCCTAAAGATTCTTTTATTGCTTTCTTTATATTATCTGGAAGCATTTCAAATACTAAAGCCATGGCTCCCAGAGCAGGCAATACACGACTAAATAACATTGGTAAGCCAGCAACCATTGCACCAACACCTGCAGTTACTCCTGCCATCCCCTTAGCCATGAGAGTTCTTGCACCTGTTGCAAACCTATCAAAATGTAATTTACCTTTTGCTGTAGTGGTTTGGATAGTACTACCCAAAGTGGTAGTGGCGGCTTGCATATCTTTAAATGCAGAAACATACTGCATTCGAGTTTTTTTGGTCATATTTGCAAAAGCGCCCATGCCTTGCTCTGCATCTTTAATATTTTTCTTTAGAGTAGAAAGAGCTAAGTTTCCTCCTTTTGCTAGAGTTTTTGCTCCTCTGAACCCTGTAGCTTGTTTCTTTTCTAAAGCCATAAGGTCATCACTAGCTAACTGTTGTAAATCTTTTGCGGCTTTAGGATCTCCTTCCATAAATTTTATAGCTGCTAAATCATTTTTTGCTTTTTTACCAAAAGCAGCAATATTTTGACCTAATTTATTAAATTTTGCACTTGCTCCCTCTGTAGCTTCTGCAACTCCAGGTAGAATCATTTTTAAACTACTTACAACTAAAGGAGCTGCAACTAATAAAGCAGCAAAAGGACTTGCTGCGGCAGCCTCTGCAAAATCTGCTAATACGTCATTAGTACCGATTCTAATTCGATTTGCCATGTCGTCGAAAGCTTTTCCAAACTTATTAAAAGCATTTGCGGCAGGATCGGTTATTTCTAATAGTCTGGAATACTTTTGCTCTGCTTGCTCTAATACCTCATTTGCAACAGCTTGCTGACGCTCAAACGTAGTAAGATCATTTCCAGCTTTACCTATTGCTAATCCATATTTATTGGAAGCATCTTCAAGTCTAAGTATAATACCTAATTCATCTAATAATTCTGGCTCAGCTTTTGTTACACCTCTTATTAAACGATTAAATGAATCAGTTACGTCTCTACCTAATACAATGGAAGCGTCCTTTGCAGACTTTCCAAGTCTAGTTAGTTGATCTGCAGATAATCCAGCTGCACTTCCTATTGCTGCTGCTTGAGCTGCATCTCTAAACTGAACCTGAGCATCCGTAGCAGCAATTATATCATTTGTAAGAGTTCTCATTGCAATACCAGTAGCTGCTGTCTGGGCTGCTTGTCCTGCCTGAAGTGAGGCTAAATCTCCCGCAGATTTTAAAAAGTTAAAAGCGGCACTAAGAGCAAATACTTGGGCAGCAAAAGCAGCATACGCACCAACAAGACCGCCCATGCCTTGAGACATTTTACTGAAGTTCTTGGTAGCATTAGAAGAGGTATTAGCAACACCCTTGATATTTCTGTCAGCAGTTCTACTACTAGCCCCTACATCATCTAAGTTTTTGCCAAGTTTCTTTGCACTCTTTTCAGTGAGCTGCATAGTCCCATTGTCATTAACTATTATACTTACTTTGACTTCGTTTGCCGCCATTACTATCCTACTTTATGAGCAAATTTTTTGCCCCCTGCTTGACTCTTTCTTTCTTGAGCCTTTCTTTCTTGTTCCATTTTTGCATTTATACTCTTAGTATAAATTCGTTGAATTTCTGCAATAAAATAAGTTACTGTCTGTCTATCTTCTATATCATAAATATTATATAGGCTTTCTAAAGCACTCCAATCTTTTCCTTGGTACGATCCTGACATTCCTACCCATATATCTGGAAGTAGTCCATATATAAAAAATGCCACTTGCACCTCATAAGGAAACTCCTCTAAGGTGGGTGGCATTCTATCGGGATCTGGTTCTTGTCCTAACTCTTCACATATTCTAAGATACTTATCGAGATCTATGTCTCCTGTTCGGTCGACGTTTGCCTCAATTTTTCTAAGGCATTCGGTGACTTGCTTCTGGTAAAATTTTCTAAGTCACCGACAGCCTCCGTCACCCAAGTATCAAATGTGTTCGAGTTCTTCATCAGTATCTCTGCTTCTTCTGCAGAGAAAGGTAGTTCTTGGTCTGAGTCTAGTCCCTCTGTATCCACTAATAGAAGCTCTTCTAAGTATGATATTTTGAGACCTTTCCATCCTTTTATTACGGCAGCAGTATATTCCGTAAGAAACTTATCTTCATCTAAAACTTCTTCTGGCTGATGTGTTCGTCGATTAAATTTTGTAGTGATTGTTCTTTTTCTTAGCTTTACTAATTCTTCTCGAGCTAAGTAGCAAAGATCAACCTCAAATCCTTCCATTCCCGGAAACTCTATGGAAACGGTTTTGCTGGGAGTCATAAGACTCTTTAAAGAAATATCGCTCATTATTACTAATCCTGTAAAAAGAAATATCGGGGGATATACTCCCCCGACTTCCTATAAATTATACTTAATTCTCAACTCGATGTCAAGAATTATTTTTCCCTATCCTACTCGGCATGATAGATAATAGTCGCTTCGTCCGTATTATCGATATCACCATCAGAAGGCTGACCATGGAATCCTATATCCAAAGTAAGCAAGTCTTCCAGTCCAATTGAAGGAATTTCTAAGTGAGCCGTGGGCAGACTAAACTGTACACCTGGCTTATTACCATTTCCTCCAACATGAATATCCAAGTCGAATACGTTTCTGGTGTCGTCAGTATCTGCAACCAAATCTGCAAATAGCTCACCACTCTTACTGTCACTTTGGTTGTTATCCAAATAACAAGTA